CTTTGGGGTAGCGCCGCTGCCGGTGCCGCCGCTGGTGGTGGTGCTGCCGTACAGGAAAACTCTCAGGCTCAGGAAAAAGAGTTGATCCAACAACAAATGGAAATCGCAACTGAGATGCGCCACATGAGTCAGGCCGCGTCAATACGTGACCAAGTGATCACTCCGATAATGAAAACGGAGGTTCCGCAGGTTCTTGCTGAAAATAAACAGGTGATGACGCAAGCAGAATTACAATCGCATATTGCTGCCGGAGATAAAGATTGGACTGTGGCCAAACCTATTGACATACAGATCGCACAATCCGTCGCGCTTGGAAATCATGGCTGGAACCCAGACCAAGTGCAAAAGATCGGTGGGGAAGTTTCCGGTGCGAAGGAAAAAGGCGAAGATTATATTCTTGGATACAGTGCAGGCAATCAGAACCGCGCTGCCGGAACAGTCAAGGCTGCAGAGATCGGCGCTGGCGCAAAGAATCACGCAACAGATACTAGGTCATCTGATGCAGCAGCAAAGATGACCAATGACCTGATGTTGGCCAAGACAAAATACGCTGGCACAAGCGCAGTGCAAGCACAAAAAATGATGGGCGAAATTACATTTGGTGTATTGCCACTTACCGAGCAATCAGCCATTCGTGAAAGGGCAAGCCAATCAATTGAACCGGGTTCTCCGGGCGCAATACAAAGTACCGCACCTGCTGCAGCCCCCGTGTCGTGGAACTCACTACAACCATAAATTATGAATGTCACGCTTCCGTCGGGCAGGATCATAACCGATGTTCCTGAAGATGTAACGCAATCGCAAATCGCTGCGAGGGTTCCGGCTGCGTGGCTGGTAGCACCGAACGAAAATACCCCGGTTCCGGTTCATGACTCTGTTGTGAATGAATCGTTCGCTCCAGAAAACAGAACTCTGTTCGGCCCACAGGATTACGCGGCCACGCCAAACAAAAATCCCGGTATCAACTTCGACAAGAGTGGCAACCCCATTCCAGTCGGCATGAACACGACTGTCGAGAATGAAGCACGCGCAACCGGCGCACTCGCATCAACTCCCCAAGACATGATGGCCAAGACTGCGCAATTCCTGCAGCGCGGCAATCGCCATGTCTCCCCAACCGTACAGAACGCAGAACAGCTCAAGCCGATCAGTGCGGACGAGATCGCCGCGAACGATGCCACGATGTTCAAGCCAACCGAATCGCTACCAGATGTGCCGGTAGATCAGGATGATGTGCGCCATATACCATTAATGATGCGCGGAGCTGCTTCCGCACTCGCTAATAGTGGCGACAATCCGTTCACGATGGCAGGCATACCAAAGCCTATTGCCGGGATCGCAAATCAGTTCACCATGAAGGCCATCGACTCCGCAACTGACGGACTCGCATCGAGTCAGGTTGACGGATTCAAGGAAGCAAACACAGCACCCACATCCACCACGCAGCACGTCATGGCCGGTCTTGGCTCGTTCGCCGGGTTCGTGCTTAGCCCAACTACCATTGCATCAGTCGGAGCGCCAGCAGCCATCAGTGCGCTGGCTCGCGTGGTTGGCGATTCGGCTATTGTGGATATGGCCAAGATCGTCGCATCACAATCCACCGGACTTGGTTTGGCGTTGACTGCTCAATCAATGGGTCAGGCCATAGACAATCCGGATGATGCCAAACAAATACTTGCCGAGGCCGCAAAGAGCGGTGCCGGTATGGGCGCTATATTCGGCGCGATGTCGAGATTTATGCCAGAGGCAAGCGTATCGCAATTCCTTGGGCGAGCAGTAGGGAACAACGTAGCGCTGAACATGCTGAACGGAACCAGTCCTACAGACAATCGTCCGCTGGAAGATCGCGTGTTCGATGCGGCAGTCAATACATTTTTCTCAATACACGGTGCGGGTGGAACAGCACGCAGCCAACTCGATCAGCTTGCCAAGAACATCAAATACGCACAATTCAACACACATCAAGCAGCCATAGACGCGCTCAATCCTGATGGCGCACAGATGCGCAAGATTACCGAGGCACCAGACCTCGACACCGCAATTGCCGCCGCCAAGGACGCGACCAACGTAGAACACAAAACAGTCTTGCAAATTCTGCAAGGCATCAAACAACTTCCGGAGGTTAAAAATGTCAGCGGAATTTCTGAAGCTAACGCACCCTCCGGCAATGCTGGAGGCACTGAAGGACGGGGTGATAACGGAGCGCCAACTAATGATGATCTCAATGGTGGGGGGCAACACGCAACCGGGGATATTCTCGCACGCGGCGCTGGCGGAATACAGGGAAGCGCTGAAGAACCTCAACCTGTACTGGGACGAGGAGCCGAGTTACATCCCGCAGAGCGTACTGGTGAGCCACAAGGAACTGAAGAATTACCAGCCGCCGACACGCAAGCCGCATTAGAGCGCCGCAACCAGCCTGAGCGCGATGCGATGTATGGACTTGCCAAAGGTCTTGCTGAGCGCGTCGGTTCAATTGGCATATCCAAGTTGCGCCGCTATTATCCGCAGTTCAACGAAATGACTGCTGCGCGCGTCATCAAACAGTTGGAAGATGACGGTGTTGTTGGAGCACAGAATATCAAAAACGGAAGCCATGATTTCATAGGAGAACAAAATGCCATACACAAGCCTGAAGCAGGAGAGGTGGTCAAACAGCCCAACGGGGAAAGCGAAAATGGGGGTAGCGAAGGTGGCGGAATTCAACGCGGCCAGCAAGGGAATGAAGTTGCCGAAAGCAACGGGTATGCTGTCAAGCCCGCAGAAAATAACAAAACTGCGCCGTCCATAACAGTACGTCCGGATAAGCGTATTGACGTAACCGGTAGCACTCCAGAACAACTCAAGGGTGCTCGCGATAGCCTTGGTATCAAAGGCGCGATAATAGGTAATAGCGGCAACGCCATATTCCCCAAAGGAACCGACCTTGCGGCACTTAAAAAAGCATTTGGCATGGCTGAAGAGCCAAAACCAAAGCGTGCGTTTATAGCAGCTCAAAGCCTGATACCTAGATTGAGACAGTTGGGCGGCGTGAATATCGAGCACATGAAAGACATCACAGGAGAATCGGATGTGCGCAAGACCGGCGCAGTTGGGGTGTTCTCGAAGAACGGCAGAGGATTGGATGATCTGGCGACTACACTTGCTGATGAAGGATTCCCGATTGACACCAGCGATGTTGACGGCGGCGTACAGCAGTTGCGCGACCATATCAATGACGCGCTTGCTGGACATCCGGTATTGACACACTCCGCACAAGATGCTCAGCTGTCTGCTGACCAAGAGGCAGAACACCGGGACAGTATTCGACGCGAAGCAAAAGAACTCGGCATCAATATGGTTGGCAGGAAATTCTCTGATGTAGAGTCAGAAGTATTGAATGCGACCAAGGAAAAAGACTCCAATACCTACGCAGATTTGTCCGATAAAGATGCACAAAAAGTGGACGACCTGATGCTGAAATTGCAAAACGCAATAGGCGAAGACGGCACGGAAAAGATTTTTTCTGAAGTAACGAAGGCATATAAGGATAAATCAGCACAAGAGTATTACGACGAACTCGCAAACAGATTCACGGAGGCACTCAATGAACACGAAAAAAGCAATGCAGATCGTGGCGCGCAAACTGGCGCTGGAGAGAATGCAGCGCATGGCGAAGATTTCCAGCTCCAAAGTCAAAGCAACGCTGAAGCAATAGCGCAGGAACTCAAGACAGCGAAGACCGCGCGCGAGGCCGAAGCAAAGGTCGCAGCAGATCAAGAAGTTGGTGACTTTGCATTGACTGGAAGCAACCGAGAAGCGGATGTAGCGGCGGCGCATGGGCAGCAGGACTTGTTGGCAAAGCCAGCCCAAGAATCAACCGCACCTATCGCCGACTTCGGCGAGAAGATCGAGGGCGCGCGCAAAGACCTCGCCGCCGCAATGAAGAAGGAATACAGCGATGATGACATTGCCAGTTTGCCATTAAGCAAAATATGGCCAGCAGATTTAAGTGACAAAATTGAAGACCCATACGTCGCCGCAATCGCATTCGCAGCACGTCAAGAACTTCCATCAAGGCCGCGAGTTGCATACAAAGTAGCACGATGGGTAGAGCAAGTAAAAACACTCCGCTCACTCGCATCTATGATGATAGGCAGCGATACCGTGCGTGCCAAGGCTGAAGCCTTGCTGAACGAGAACAAAGCACTCCAAGTATTCAAGGCGAAGGTATCGCTGCTTGAGTCGATTGATCGCAGCCAGTGGGGCCGCATCGGTTCTGTTGGGGAATTTCCGAACGCATACCGATATGAGCCGGACGGCGAAAACAAAAGCAAGGAAGTCCCATCGCCAACGGTTAAGGTGCAAATTGATGGGCGCACCGAATACTATCCAGGTGCAAAATCAGTCGCGGACGTGATTGATAAGGTCAATGAGAAACTTGGTGTAGCACCAAAAGAAGTAAAGATGAAGTTTGAGGTTCGCGGACGCGGCGAATCCTACTTCATCAATAAGGCCGGTGACAGCGAATACCGGCACTTGATGGAATTCAAGACCAGCAAGGAAGCGCTGGACTATCGTAACAGCCATTATGATGATCTGGTAAAGGCGTGGGATGGAGTCAAGGAACGCGACAACGTAAAAGAAACAGATGTACGCGGAGCAGAAAACAGACCACGTACCGCCCAAGATTGGCGCAAAGGAAAGGACGTTTCCACAGAACAATTCTCTGAACAGTTTGGCTTCCGTGGTGGTCAATTCGGCAATTGGGTAAGTCAAGGAAAAAATATCAAAGAGCGTCAAGGTATGCTCAATGGTGCCTATGATGCACTAATGGACTTGTCAGATATTCTAGGTATACCGCCCAAGGCATTATCGCTGAATGGTGATCTCGGGATGTCGTTCGGCGCGCGCGGCAGCGGGTCGGCATCAGCACATTATGAATCAGACAATCTGGTTATCAACCTGACCAAGACACGTGGATCCGGGACGCTGGCGCATGAGTGGTTCCATGCCCTCGACAATTACTTCCAACGCAACCGCAATGCGCCGATGGATCACACCAATCAGACACGGTTTATTACATACAAACCAGAGCCAATGTTCGTGCGCAAAGATGGCAAAGGCACTCCAATGACAAGAGCGCAACTCGAAACTCTGCAAAAAAGCAGACCGGACGTTGCAATCTACGATCAGCAATACTGGAAGCCAGACCCTAATCACCCACAAGGAGTACGTCCAGAAGTCGAGGAAAAGTTTGCAGGACTGGTGCAAGCATTGAACGATTCTCCAATGACCAAGCGTGCATCCATTATCGACGCTGGCAAGGCAGAAGGCTACTGGTCGCGCATCATCGAACGTGCTGCACGTTCATTCGAAAATTACATCATCGCCAAAATGGCCGAGAAGGGATACAACAACGACTATCTTGCGAACGTGGTGGACATTTCCAACTTCAAGCGCGATGAAGGCAGATACCCATATCTGAAGCAAGAAGAACTCGCACCAGTGGTAGAAGCATTTGACAATCTATTTGGTGAAATGCAAACCAAGGAAACCGACAAAGGCACCGCCCTATTCTCCCGCACCAACGACCAAGACGAACAAGTCCACCGCCTACTCGATGCTCATGCCGGTGAAAAGGATTACACCCGCGAAGATGCAATCCATGACTACACATCCGGAAAGCGTCTTGATGCCAATGGCAAAGAGTACGAGGCGATGTACTCACGCGAAACAGACAAAGCCGATGCTGCCGTGCGAAAGATACTCGCGCATACGCCTGACTCACTGAAGCAAACGCTATTGGATGTCCACGAAGGCAAGGATAAAGAGGCTTTGCAGGCGATGATGGATGCTGGCAAGGTGAAGGTGATTACGGCAGAGCAGGGTAGGGGGATTGTGGGGGATAAGTTGTTTGCGAAGACGACTGACCAGAATGTGTATTGGCATGGTAGTGCAAGCGGTGACTTGCGCGGTGGCAATACAGGATTGCACCTCGGTACGCGGCTAGCAGCAAAACAAGCATTGGAGGCTAGGATAGGGATTCCTGCTACTGGAGAATGGGACGGAACAAGAGAATATGGCAAGACATTATTAGCTGGAGAGGATACGCTTGACCGTATTCATAGAGAAACAAACTCGTTTCCAAAGTCAGGATTGAATGCTGGTGAGCCGGGCAATCCGGTTCCGAAAGAGGATTACTACCCAAGAAAAGTATTGAAATACGCCGATGGAACAGACATGCCGATGGATATTAAGCCAAATATCCTTCCGTATAAATTGGACACTGAAATGTCCAATACTGCGTATACACCACGCCCTGATTGGCATGCCAATGGATACATGCGCAGGCAAATAAAACTAGGGAACGCAAAGAGTGGGTATTACTATAAGAACGAAGGTGAAGATGCTGGCTCAATCTCAGTAGTAGTCCCAAACGGTAAGCACGTTGTCGAAGTGAAATATTCCAAAGACGGCAAAGCCCAAGCCTTCTACAACCCATCCGATGCCACCACCTATTTCATCGCCGACAATCTACCAAAAGACACCAGCACAGCAGAACTACGTGGGCTTGTCAGGCATGAAATCGCAGTCCACGCCCTAAATCTTGGCCGCGACAGCACAGAATTCAAAGGCATCTTGAAGCAACTCGACATCCTGAAAGGTGCTGGGAACAAGGCGGTAAAGGAAGCATTCGCGCGTGTCCCTGAAGGAACCGCTCCTGAGCATGTAGCCGAGGAATCGCTTGCTTATCTCGTGCAATATCATCCCGAACTCAGTCTGACCAAGCGCGTGATTGCCTGGTTTAGAAATGCCATCCGTTCTATCCTGCCCAAAGGCAAGTTATCCGACTGGGCAAACAGCCTGACCACGGATGACCTGCAATACATGGCACAGACTGCCTTGGCAAAGTCATATCAGGCAGAGAGACAGCCTATTGGCGAAGGTGTGATGGCATCCAAACCGCATGAAGCATTCTACTCGCAGTTGAAAGTAGCAATGCGCGATGCTCCGGACAAAATATTCGGCAATGCTAAGTCTATATCTGATTGGCTGAATGCAAACGCATCAAAACTTGGCATTAAGAAAGCCGAAATCGAAGCGACCGGGCTGGACGACTGGCTGAAACTGCAAGGCAAAGTCACCAAGGCTGATGTCCAGAACTTCCTTGACCAGAATGGGGTGCAGGTTAAGGATGTGACGCTTGGCGGATTTAGAAACGAGTGGGAAATTCTTGACGAGAATACGGGAAAACGCATAGGCAATACTTATGCAAGCGAACGTGAAGCTAGGAATGCTGCAAACTCATCACCTGTCGGAGAAAATCCGATTGTCAATCAATTGCCATCAAAGGAAACATCTGGAGGTACAAAATTCGCATCATACCAACTCCCCGGTGGCCCGCTATCACGCGATACTGAGATTTTGACTCACGAAGGATGGAAGCGTATTGATGCTGTAGAAATTGGGGAGGATGTTCTGACCCGCCGCGATGATGATGCCGGACTGGAATGGTCAGAAGTCGAAGCCAAGCCAGAGATATATGCAGAAAAGCTATATCACTTCGCTAGTCAATCAATCAACATGCGCGTTACCGCCTGTCATAAAATGGTTGTGAAACGTCGCCGCAGATCACAAGCTGGTATTTTCCGTGTGACCGCACAAGAGCTTTGGGACATGGCTGAATGCGTGGTGCCGCTCACTGGAAAATGGCAAGGCAATGCAGCAGATACAATTTACGATCTACCAGCCAAAGATGTTGCTGAATTGATTGGATGGTATATCGCAGAGGGTAGCCCAACGGTGTCACCAACAGGCCACAAAAGCACACTTGCCATAGCGCAATCACGTAAAGCAAATAGTGCGAAGTGCACTCGTATTGAGGCATTGATTGATCGGCTTGGGTTTAAGTGGAACTATAGCGGAGAGCAATATTATCTATCCATAAAAACCATGCCACGCGGTCTAGTAGAAATGCTCCATGCACAAGGAAAGTCTGGTGAAAAATATGTGCCGGGATTTATGTTTGACTTTTCACCTGATATATTGCAATCGCTGCTTGATGGATTATTGCTTGGCGATGGCTGTCTAGCGAAACAGGAAAAGAGAAAACCACGCTGGACATACTTCACAAACTCAAGGCAACTCGCAGACGATGTGCAAGTATTGGCTCTGCTGACTGGCAAGCGTGGCACGGTAAAACAGCGACCTAATGGTCTATACGCAGTTGGTATCAACTCGAAAGAGTGGGCTGGAATTGACGATGCAAAACACGCTATTGTTGATTACAACGATACGGCATATTGCGTCACCGTAAAAAACCATTCAATCTATGTTCGCGCGAACGGAGTAGCTGCGTTTACAGGAAATAGCAATTACAAAGAGTTGCTGCTGACGTTGCTGGCTAAACCTAAATTACCATGGATGGATGCGCCTGAAATTAAGAAGGCTCAAGACGCTTTATATAATGAATTCCCTGATGCAAAAAACATCGTGATGTATAGACCAAGCAGAGGTGAATCTGCTAGGTACAATCAATTATATGACGAGCTAGTCAACGCAATACATAACGCAGAGAATAAAAAAGACCAAGAGCAAGGAAGGTTTATCTCCTCCCACTTCGACCAACCCAACATCCTAGCCCACATCCGCTTCAACGAGCGCACTGATGCAGAAGGCGCTAAGGTATTGTTTATAGAGGAAATTCAGAGCGACTGGGGACAACAGGCAAAGAAGAATGGATTTTTACGCGACCCCAAGCCTATCGAAAAAGTAATTCAAGAAAAGTATGGTAGAAAATTACCAGAAGATGTTTATGATTGGAGTGCTAAAAAACTTGAATCTGCTGGGGTAGATAGTGCGCTTATTGCTGACTGGTCTGACAGTTTAAAAAAGAGTGGAAGGGTTCTGTCCGCGCCAATGGTAGGCGACACCAAAGCATGGACTTCTCTGGCACTGAAACGGATGATTCGCTACGCTGCTGAGAACGGTTTTGACAAGATAGCATGGACTACTGGTGAGCAACAGGCAGCGCGGTATGACTTGAGCAAGCAGGTCGAGTTGGTGAGGGCAGAACACACTAACAAGCAAGGCGTGTTCGACTTGACGTTCTGGGACAAAGGCGGCAAGCAATTTGATATTGGCTTGATACCCTCGGAAATGCTGGCCGACCATGTTGGTAAAGACTTGGCAGAAAAAATTGTTAAACAACCGCTGAATAAGTCTGAGGATTACACTGGCCTCGACCTCAAAGTCGGCGGCGAAGGCATGAAAGGCTACTACGACCAGATAGTGCCGCAGGTAGCGAACGACATCCTGAAGAAGCTGGGCGGTGGGAAGGTGGAGGATATATCTGTATCGCCTAAAAAAGCAGGTGAGCCTAATATAGAAAAACTGTCAAATCTAAAACAACAAGGCTTCACTATCACCCCAGAACTGCGCAACAAGGTAATGAATGAAGGGATGCCGCTGTTCAGCAAGACCGCCGACAAACTCAAGGAACACGAAGCCATCAAGGCCGCTACTGATAGCGCCTCAGAAGCATGGGATGGCATCAAGCGTGCCTTTGCTCCCCAATACCGATCACCGGAGGCTATGGAAGTCGCCAGACAGCTTACCGAGCACCTTGGCGAGAAGGAAATGGCCGACATCCGCTTCAAGCAGAAGCTCAATGACGCGATCAAGGAAGATGACGGCGCAACGACCATGGCCGAACGCGCGCGCGATATGCTTGAAAAAGGCTTGACCGTGGCAGCCGACAAGACCTTCCTGAGAATGTCACCAGAGGAAAACCATGCTTTCATGCAGGCAATGGACGTTGGAGATACAAAGTATTTCGAGGCTCACCCAGAACTCAAGGGCATGGCCGATGTGATCGACAAGATGTTCACGGACAAAGCCGAGCAAATTCAGAGGTTGGGCACTGGCGTAATGCAGGAGATCAGGGAAAACTACTTCCCGCACATCTGGGACAGAGAACCCACCGGCGACAAGCTCAAGCAGATTTACATGGGACTGTCCAAACGCCCTCTGGAGGGCACCAAAGCCTTTAGCAAGCACCGTGTATTCGATGACGTCAACGCAGGTTTGGAAGCTGGTTACAAGCCGATATCGGACAATCCGTTGGATCTGGTCGCACTCAAGATGGTAGAAATGGACAGGTACATCGCTGCCCACCAGACCTTAAAAGGCATGGAAGATGCCAATAATGGGGCTTTACTGCTGCTCAAGGCGGGCGACAAAGGGCCGCAAGGCTACTCGGACATCAACAAGTACAGCTTTATTACTCGCGATCTTGGGCATGGGCCGGAGAAGCTGCGCTACGTGGTAAGGGACGATGTGGCCCAGGTCTTGAACAACTACCTTTCGGCCAGTCTGTACCATAACCGCTACATCGGCAAGCCGTTTACTGGCTACATGAAGGCCGCCAATACGCTGAACCAGTTTCAATTGGGAGTGTTTTCAGCCTTCCACGCCGGGTTTACCTCGATGGAAGCCGTGATCTCCCATGCTGCATTGGGAGTCAAGTCATTGTCAGAAGGGAACTTTGCTGGGGCCGGGCATTATTTCGCCACCGCGCCGGCTGCTTGGATCACCAATCCGCGTATGGGCGGCAAGATCATGGAAGAAATGCTCAAGCCCGGGTCGCATCCTGAAATGGCACAGATCATCCAAGGACTGCAAATGGCTGGTTTCCGCTGGCAGATGGACAACCGCTTCCGGACAGACTCAACCAAACAGATGATCGAGGCTTGGAACAAAGGGAACAAGTTGACCGCTGGGCTGCGCTCGATCGGTGCCGTGGTGGAACAGTCTGCCCGGCCTATCCTTGAATGGCTGGTCCCAAGGCAGAAGTTTGGTGTCTTCGGGGAATTGATGAACAAGTGGATCAAGGAAAATCCTGACGCCAGCCATGAAGAAATGCGGAATTCAGCCCAGCAAATCTGGAATCGTGTGGACTCCAGACTTGGGCAGGTCGTCTATGACCGCCTGTTCATGCATAACGTCACCAAGAACATGCTCCAAATGCTCATTCGAGCCCCGGGATGGACTGGTGGCACGATTCTGGAGGTTGGTGGAGGCATGACTGACCTGGCCAAGTACGCCGCCGCTGTGGTTCAAGGCAAGAAACCGCCAGGACTGACAGACCGTTCCGCCTATACGCTTTCGATGCTGACCGTCACTGCTTTGACCAATGCGGTACTGACTGCCGCTTTCACTGGGGAAAGTCCTCAAGACTGGCGCGACCTGGTAGCTTTCAGATCCGGAAACCTGGACGAATACGGCCGGCCGGAGCGGTTCATGCTGCCAACCTACATGAAGGACGTGTACGCCTATTCACAAGCCCCTGCAATGACCTTGGTGCATAAGTCACATCCTCTGCTGTCGCTCGGCGCCGAACTGATCAACAACAAGGACTATTACGGCACGCAGATCCGCTCCGAGGACTCAAATCTGTTGACCCAACTCGCACAGTCTGCCGGCCATGTAGCCAAAGCCTTTACGCCGTTCTGGATGCGCGGGGTAGCGAAGGAACAAGAACGTGGCGGGACATTGCTATCTGAGATGGCTCCGCAGATCGGTGTCATGCCAGCCCCATCAAGCCTGAACAAGACCGATGCTGAAAAGCTGGCTAGCAAGTTCGCCGCCGATCGACTCCCACAAGGCTCAAGGACTCAGGAACAAACAGACCAAGCAGATGCCAAGAGATCACTCTACGTCGCGCTGCGCAAAGGCGATACAGCCAAGGCTCAGGAACTATTCAAGCAAGGTGAGGCTGATCATGTGTTGACTGCCAAGGACTATTGGGCTGCGGTAAAGAAGTCTACCAAAGATCCACTGGTCAATTCGTTCAAGAACCTGACTTATGACCAAGCTGTGCAGGTTTATGACGCGGCGACTGATGACGAGAAGAAGAAGCTACGTCTGCCGTTCATCGAAAAAAAGTTTCAAAATATTCGCCATCAAGCCGCATTAGGAATCAGTGCTGAGTGATTATCTCTGAATCCGGCAGGATGATCGAAGGCAGTGCTTCCTTTAGCCGGTTATCGAAGTCTTTGGCCTCTGCTGCGGTAGCAAGCACCACATGAAGCCCGTCATCCTGAGACACCAGCACAACGGTAGGCATGTCCTCAGGCTTCATGGCGTTTAGTGGCTCAATATCCTGATCTGTAATTAGCATCTCGACTATGCCGAGCTTGCGAAAGACGAGTGCTAGAGCTTTGTGAAATTCGTTCATTTCGCCACCTTCTTGTATGGGTGAGCAGAGTTGCTCTTGAAATGCTGGCCGAAGTGCTTGCCGATCGACGTTGCACTCATCAAGTCTTGATGTTGCTTGGCTGTGACGTTATCGTATGAATACGTCGAGCCACCCTTGAATCTGATGTGCATTTGATTGGTTGCAGGATCGTGGCTGATGGCTTCGATTTGTGAGGATGTTACTGGTTTCATTTCCATGATGTTCTCCTTGCTCTAATTGACCGCCATTTAGCGCGGCGGAGGGCGGCAGCTTTTGCTGCATATTTTTTGACAAGTTCATCAAATTTCATCTGAACAAATGGCTCTGATCGAGCATTTATAGCACTGAGCATGTTTCGCATCTGAAGATTCTTCTCTGCCTGCGCTCGCGTATAAGCAGGATCTCCATATATTGATCTTCCGAAGAGTCTCATTATAGGACTCCCGGTGTAATGTGGTTGATGTGTAAATCCTTGCGCCGATCATGCCATGCGATAGCCTGACCTAACATCATATTCAAAAGTGGTACAAGGTCTTCTTGCGGGATGCCTTCTGGCCTGATCTTCTGGCCGATTTCCAGACAGGCACGATACAAACTGAACAATTGGTAGTGGTTGAGTTCACTTAATCTAGCAAGCTCATCGCCTTTAGCCGCCAATAGTTTGCCACCAAAGCCAAGATTTTTTTCGCTTGAATGTTGAACGTGAACATGCTGCGGATCGGCCACCACGTAGAACCCTTTGCCAAGTGCTGCGGCATATCCGTAGTACACATCCGGGGTAACGTCAAATCCGCCAATACGGTTCAAGAACTCAACTGAGTACCCGGCTATCACCGAACCATAAGCCAGACGTGCAATTCCTTCACCAGCCTGGACGTAGCCCGATTCGGTTGGGTAGCCTGAGACTGATGGTGATATTCCACCGTCAGGTAAAAGATTGCCATTCCAGTCTACGGAAGGATCAGCAAAGTACATCGTTGTGGCTATGGCATCACATGGATGCTTTTCTACTGCTTCCATGCATACGCGCGCGCGACCGGGAAGACTATAATCGTCTGCGCTACATTGCAGGATGTATTCCGACTCTGGAAACTTCTCTGCGGATACCTTGGCGGCGAACATGAAATGCTCGCTGAGCGATGCAAAAGTATTGACCCCGGGCATCGGGGTTTTCAGCCACGTAACCGAATGATCCGCTCCGCGCGGTGCCTCTCTGACAGCACGCTCGATATGAATCCATGAATCATCAGAAGATTGCATGTCGGTAAACAAGATGTTACACGGGATGTCTTGTGCAAGAGCGCTGGCGCAGGCTTTGTACGTGTGTTCGCTTTTGTTAAAACTGTTGACCCAGAATACCGAGCGTTTCATTTATGCAATCCCTCAATTATGGTTGATGAAGATGTTGCTCGATACTCTTTCTTGTGACCGCCCTCCCGCACGACAACCTTTACACCCAACTCCGCGAGCAATTCATCTTCAGGAAGATGGTCTTCAATTTTGCCATGAACATAAAAATCCGGTCTGAAGCATTTAATGTTGTCGAAGGGGAAAAGTGAGCGCGTGATGATAACCTTGTCAACCGCCCTCAGTGAGGCAAGTGTAAAAGCGCGGCTATGTTCGTCCACAATTGGTCTGCCTGGTCCCTTGTCAACAAACCGATCCGCAACCATCGACACAATGACATAATCAGCATACATCTTGGCGAGATTGAAAAGTCTGATGTGATCGTGGTGTAGAACGTCAAAAACACCGTGGCACATAGCCACTACTTTTGTTTTGTCTATCTCGCGGAACTGGTGCATATAGATGAAGTCTTTTGTTCTTGGATGGATATTCAGGGCGTAATTTATCTCATGTTCCCTGTATTGCCCCCATGCTTGACCCTCATGGAGTTTGAACTTGCTCATCTGATCAGTAACATCAAGATGAAAGATATGGAACACTGCCTCAAGCGGATCGTTAGTGACTTTCATTGACCCAAGCAGAACCGCTCCACTTGCGTCAAGTTCGGTTTCCTCAAGCACCTCTCTCACCACGGCTTCATACGGAGTTTCACCATCCTCCATGCGACCGCCAAACAATGCCCACATGCCAGGTTCAGGGATGGATGGAATGTCATCGCGCTTCATCAGCAGGTATTTGTCCCCGACCGTCAGGACGCAAAACGCTACCTGTGTTTTTGGTTCGTAATCTACAATCATTTGATCCCTTGGAAATTATTAGCTTTGGAGCAATTGGCGCTCACGCTGATGATCTGCAAATTTTGGTGGACATGAAGACCAGACACTTGGCTATTTTGAAGCGGCACTATATGGTCTACATGGCACGGGAAGTACACACGAATTACTGCGGCTGTTCTATAAATCATTTTGATTCTTTCAATATCTGCCCACGGAGGGCAAGCACGTAGTTTTGCTGCATGGCGCTTCGCCCAACGTGCTGCACATTCCGCAAGATGCGCTTTCTGGTAAGCGGCCATATTTGCCTTGAATTTCTCAGGATTGGCTTTCCCCCATGCCGTCGCTTTTGCTGTCATATACGCCGAATATTTTTCATGATTTGCCTTGCGCCATCTCGCTGTTGCTGCTGCACACATCTCAGGATGTGCTTTCCGGTATGGTGCATCCCGCATAGGAATGCACACAACGCAACCTCTATTTGAGGTTTGGCGCTCCGCTATATGTCCATTACAGCACGGTTTCCCGGTAAAGTACCGTTTCAGCCCAAGGCGAATCGCATCTTTTCTTAAAATAACGGCTTTCATATTTTTAACAAATGAAATTTTTATGAAGTGGCTCTGGCCCGGTTGGCTTTGAGATTAGCTCAATACCCTTAGCGTGACGATCAAGAGCTACGTTTATGTAAAAAGCATGAGGTAATGTACCCATCATCGTCTGCGCATCAAATGCCGGCGAGGCGAGGTAATCCATGACGCGCTTGTACCGTGCAGATTTGAATATGTCGATGAACCGTTCCTCGGTATAGTTGCCGATATGGAACTTGGAATATCGCGCATTGAAGAACTGGCCGGCCGGTGCAACCAACCCACTCCCGCTTAACTGCAAAAGGAATTGTGGGCCGTAAGCTCTCTGATACGATGCCTTGCCATTGATCTTGTTCCACTTCACCACGATCTTGGTCTGGTCATTGCTCATGGCCTCGGCTTGGTGCAGCAGACCTTGCAGTGCGTCATAGCCGGCATAGTTCATGCCCAGTGTGCCTTGCTCATCATCTGCGCAGTGCTTGATCATTGCAAAGTCAACACCCAAGTCCAAGCCAAGCTGCGCGAACGGAATGATCTCATTTGCCCATTCAGGCATGAGCACCATCTGTATGCCTAAAGTCACTTTCAGCCCGAGCCGCTTCTTTAACTCAACCGCATAGCGAATATGACTCATGGCGCGGTCGAAGACGTGGGTATGCTCTTTGCCTTTGTACATGATCTCGGCGTATCCTTCCGGCGTTCCTGCAGCAACAGTGAAGCGCACCCAGGACAAGTGCGGCAAGACCTGTTCCATCTTCTCAGGCTTAAGTTCCCATCCGTTTGTTGCGTTGGCGACATTGATGCCTAACGTGGCAGCGTGCTGGATGAATGGGACGTAGGCTTTTGACAGAGTGGATTCACCATCTGATGTGAGCTCGACAGCCTTGATTCCGATTTCGGCAAAGTCATCAAGTAAATCTAGAGCTTGTTTAGTTGTGATATTTGGGCGTTCTTGCGTTTCTTGAATGGCGGCGTAACAGAAGCGGCACATGCTTCCACAACCTCGCGTCAAAGCCATATCAACCCCAATTGGAGCAATCTGTTCACCGGCTTCCCACGCATTGACACGATCCATGTGCCAACCCAACTTATGCTCATCAAGCATAAGCAAACCATCTTTTGTTTGTATCCCGCTCATTTCATTACCATGCCTCTCAAATGCCTTAGACTATTTCGATCCCCGAGCGGAGCAAGCCAGACGGTGATGCCTGGGTCAAGATTTTCTTTTAGATAATCTTCAATATCTAACAGTATTTGGCCACGTAAAGATGCTGATAATTCTTTTGTTAATTTCAGAATAACTTTACAATCATCATCGCATGAAATGACCTTTGCATAAACGTGGCCAATATGATTCTGGACAAGAGCTATCTTAATAACTTCTGGAGTATTAGATAGTGTTTTTACTTTATAGGTCGGCACTGCTGCGAATTCAATTGTCACGATATTTATCTCCATATTCGACCATGATTACCGGTCCTGGCATTTCAAGAGCATTTCGATAAAGCGGCACGATAGAACTCGGCCCATCTAATTCGATCACCGGGATAGTGGTTAGCATCTTCCTGAATGCGGCAACGTGATTCTGACAATGCTGCGGTCCAGGATGAAGTGGCTTTGTGGAACCAACTGCAGTCCTGATAATTACCTTTGGCCGAAAGCCACTGAGTTGCGCAATCTTGTCCAAGTGGTTCACAAGTTGGTCAAGTGCCAGCAGCAGAAAATCCATTCTTGGGTAAACGCAAATTGGGATATATCCTTCAAGAGATAAACCAGTACAGAAACCCATCTGCATCTGTTCAGCAACGGGGAACTCAATGCGGCGATCCATTGGTATGTTTGCAAACGTGGGACACATCGCCTGCCCACCATAGACAACATTCTGGCCGACGAATAATGTCTTTGGATGACGCGCAAGCATGGTCATTGCCTCAGTCAAAGCCTCAATGTATTTAGATTGCGGCATTTGTGGCAACTCCGTAGTGAGGATAGGTGCGCGTGTAAGTGTAATAAATTATATTTTGTATATTATTCAAAATTGATTTGGTTTGCTCTATATCTCCCACTGCTCCCCATACTTTGTCGGTTGGCGTGTTCGTTGAAAGTCCGTTATCCTCAATAATGAATGTGATCGGCAAATGTTGCCCCAGAGAATATCTATAAGCCTCGCTGAATATCCCCGTCGTGGCGCACATATCTCCGACAAAGCACCAGACCTTTTCACTTCCACCGCGCCGCTTGATTCCAGCAGCCACACCGACCGCAATAGGGCATATCCCGCCGACGATGGCAGATGTGAAGAACTTGTGCTCATGGTTCATGATGTTCATGGAGTGTCCGGCCATAATCTCTTGGCGGAGCCAGTCCTCTGGTATGCCATGGAGTAAGGCGTGGTAATGATTTCTCCAAGTTGAAAATACATAGTCCTCTGGTGAGATGTCCTTGAATATCTCGATCAACTGAGATTCGTTGCCACCGGATAAGTGTACAGGCCCATGAATCTCCCCACGCTCAAAAGCATCGGCTATGGAGCGTTCAAAGGCGATGAGCTGCTGCGCATTTATACCATCGGGATATGTTTTTGTTATAGTCCCGTCTTTGTGACGACAAAAACTATATGGATGATTGCCTTTTGTAATTGGTTTATTCACTCCTCACCATCCACCCAATTAGTTAGATAGTATTTACCACGCCAGTAATACATCGTTACTGTGCCACCTGAGTCTTGCGCTACTCTCTTTACACCAAACATCCTCGCAAGCAGAAGCTCATACCAACTTGCCTTTAAGGTATGTAATGCCGCAATTATAGGCTCATTCATTTCAACCCTTTCAATTCCCGATAAATCTGATGGATCAAAGTCAGATGATGGTTTTCTGCATCCTGCATGTTCTCGCCGTGCTGGATGCAGTAAGTTGCCAACACGCTTGCCGCGTTCTTTTCAAAATTCCCGACAATCGCAAATGTGCGCATGCCGATCTTGTTTGCCGCGACAATGGCCTTGATGATGTTGGGTGAGTTGCCGCTGCCGGATAGGGCGATAAGCAAATCCTCTGGATCGCACAGCAAGTTAATCTGCGAAGAAAAGATGTGCTCGAAGCCGTAGTCATTGCCGATAGCAGTCAGTGTTGCCGTATCGGCAGGAATTGCCTGCGCCCGGATGCCGCACAGAATCAAGTCATTCGCGATGTGCAAAGCGTTTGCAGCAGAGCCGCCATTGCCGATGATATAGACCCGTTTGGCAACCTTGACTGCCGCCAGTAATTCTTTGTATGTGTTCATTAAAATACATCCTTCTCGTTAATTGCTACCGTCCCGAAATACCCAACAGATAACCCAGATGCCTTGGCTGAATAGTGGGTTGCCTCCATGTAATCAAAGCCTTTAGCCAGAGCAACAGCGAAAGCACTTATAGCTACATCGCCAGCACCACAGACATCAAACACTTCATGCGCCATTGATGGGACATGGACAGGATCGCAACCACCCATGAATAATGTCATGCCATCAGCAGCACGAGTCAGTAGCACAGCCTTGAATCCGCATTGCCTTATGAGTGCTTGTGCCTTATTGCCCAACTCAACTTCGTCATCCCATCCGCCGACCAGTTCCCGCATTTCGTCAATGTTCGGCTTAATCAGATCCGCGCCACGGTATTTGTCGTAGTTGTGACCTTTCGGGTCTACCAAAACAGTCTTGCCGAAGTTCTTGGCCATGTTAATCATCGAACGGATATGCTTCAATGTGCCTTTGCCATAGTCGGAAAACACGATAATGTCAGAGGACATCACATCCAGGAAGAACTGATCGCGCAACTGATCAGCCAAATTATTCGATGGGGCATGATCAAAGTCGATGCGGGTGATCTGTTGTTGCCGTCCTATGATGCGCAATTTCTGCGTAGTTCCATTTTCCCAGTCATAGATTAATGTTGAGCATGGCACAAGGTCAGCAAAGTGTTTCCCGTATTCGTCATTCCCGACAATAGACAGGAGCGAAGCATCGGCACCCATGGACACACAGTTGCGGGCAACGTTTCCAGCCGCACCGGCGCGGCGTTCTTCCCTTAAGTGCTTAACCACCGGCACGGGAGCCTCTTGGGATAGCCTTGATACGTCACCGTACCAATAACGATCCATCATTGAGTCACCGACTACAAGAATTTTAAGCATTCTTATCCAATTTATTTCGTATTTGAGTTTCTAGTGGCGTATATTGGGTACGCAAAATATCAACTTCTTTAATCAATTCATTCCAGTGTTTATTAACGCAGGTATCTTGTGCTTGTTTCTCCCTCAGCATTTCACCATTCATAATCGCGGTAGAACTGAAAACTCGTCCAGTATGAAACCTTACTTGACCGCCAAAAGACTCAACCAAGTCTTGCTCTGGTAATCGCCCGTGATACTCGATTCCCTTGACGTAAAAATCAGGTTGAATTAGTGTGATAGCAGACTCCCATCCGTTATGCAAAAACACTTCATCTACGCAACGCAATTCACGCAACATCGCCAACCGATCATCTTGATTGAATAATGGCCTGCCTTTGCCGCGTAGGGTTAGCGAATCGCCACCATTGATTGCATGATCTGGAGTCACAGCTACAAACAATTTATCGCCAAGCGATTTTGCGAATTTTAGATATTCGAGATGGCCTGGATGGAGGATCTCGAAACAGCCTAGTGCGAGGACTGTAATCATATAAAATCCGTAGGTTTGATCCGCTTAAAGTAAATTAACCCTTTTATCCAGCGCATTGGGTTATACCATTTCCGACATGCAGTTTTGTAAATTCCTGTGCCGGTTGTAACACAATCCTTAAATACGGCAGCAGAAATTTGATCTTCAAATGAAGTTTTCATGAGGCACCCCGTTAATCAATTCTTCCAAGTACAGATTGCTCTGATGCATTCTGCAATTTATTCGGCATTCAGAAATGTCCAATTCGTTTCTGACATACTCCCAATTAGCCTTGCGCCGGTCCGAATGCCAAATTTCACGGAACGTCTGCTTGTTCACATTTCCGAGGATAAACTTCTCGTCCAGCAAGTGATTGGCAGAACACGAGTACAAGTCACCCTGCTCCATCAAAAACGCCCAGATGTATGGTGTGGCATGGCATTTTGTGTATGGGAATTCATGCGTAGCAAAAGCATTTCCTCTCACAATCAGGTTGTCTACAGACTTGGGTGCATCAATGATGTCTGCATATTGTGGCTTGATGGACTTGATGCTTTGCGTGAAAGGCTTGACCACCACGTAGTCGAGGCCGATGTCCTTGCCGATCTGTTTCAGCGTTTCAACTTCGTGCTGGTTCTCAGGAAGCAATACCATCTGCGCGCCGATCACGCAATCGCCTTTGCGCTGCACCGCATCCGCCAAGTTAGACAGCACACGGTCAAAGTCTTCAGGCTTGGTTCTATGAACACGGGCATACGTCTCTCTGGTCCCGGCATTGAGCGAGACTTTTATCCACTTAATCTGGTCAATCGGATGGAGCTTGTTCAACAGTACGCCATTGGTGGTGAAGGCGACATCTATCCCGGCGGTCAGGCAAGACTCAACCATGTTGTTGATCTTCGGGTGGACGAGAGGTTCACCATTGCCGGCAAACATGATCGACTTCACGCCGAGGAATGACATTTCATGCACAAGGTCATCGAACTTTGCGACATCAAGGAAGTCTGATTTGTAGCCTATGTAATCTACGCTACAAAAGGTACAGCGATGCTGGCACACTCCGGTTGGTGAGACTTCCAGATAAATTGGGTAGATATGCTTTGCCTTCTCCCATGAATCCATGCCATCGAGCAACTGCGCCACACGATGCGGGTGGAAAACCAGCTTTTGCGAATCAAGGCGATAAGGATCGTTCATTTGATTGCCTTCACACTAAGCATTAACGCCATCCGTATCCCAGCACTCAAATTACCATTACCAAGTTTGCGCAGCCGAGTTGCAACCTCAGGGGGCAGCGAGACGTTATATCTCACCACTGGGGATTTGCCTATCATTGGGCGGTTTATTTTTTTCATAAGTCAGAATACACAAGCGTTGCACAAGTGTCAAGCATCAAACGTGAAAATGGCCAACCTCGATCAAAGGCTGGCCATCTAAGCTGATGTGTCGGATCGTCTGCTCACAAAGTGGGCTATGAAGCGATTTCAGCAGTGCACATGCGCGCCTTATACGCTTAATATCAAGTCTTTACAAGCCCTAATTCGATCCACCACGCCATGGTTTTCTTGGCCGCCTTCTGGTGATACTCCCGTTTTTTCTCGCGAGTCCAGTTTCCAGCCCTTCCGTCCACCAAACCATGACAAGTGTCACAGAGAATCGCCCCAGTGCTGTCAATCGCTTTTAGACCCCTTCCTTTTCCGTCTATCAGCCGATTCGAGTGCGCCAAGCAAAGCATGTTCCGGGTTGGGTTCTCCAAGCCGCAGCCCATGCAGTGTGGGCAATACTCGGCTGAGTCGCGTAATTTCTGATTCACGCGGTCTGGTGTCTTCTGGATGATTGGGCGGAGGTTCACGCGAATATCTTTCGAGCTTTATAACGACGTACTGCTTCTAAATTGCAAGACCTACAGCCTCTATTGCCATCCGATCTTATGTATGTATTTTTTTCATCAAATAAATGACCATTCTTGCAGTATTTTTGTTTGGCTTTCATGGCGGCAGGTCCAATACCCCTATGAACATTTTCTTTTCTAGTGGTTGGTTCTAAATGATCTGGATTGACACAATTACGAACACGGCAAAGGTGATCTAAATCTAATCCGATAGGAATTGGCCCAGCAACTAACTCATAAGCCACTCTGTGTGCTCTTAACATTTTCCCGTCAACGTAAAATTGCCCATAACCGCCACGATTATGACTTGCAGTCCAAATCCAGCAACCATTTTCATGCTTATATACTTTATCCCAAAATCTAGCTCGAATGTCCATTACGCAAATAGCCTCTGCTGTTTTGTGGCTTGCTCTACCCGTTTGCATGCGTCGTTAAAGTAATCATTATCCACTTCACAAATTACCGACTCGAATCCCAAGTTATTGCACGCGATAGCCGAACTCATGCTGCCACCATGCGTGTCAAGGATGCGCTGCCCCGGCTTCGCGTAGTTTGTCAAAAGCCATTCGTAGAGCTTTACGGGCTTTTGGGTGGGGTGAATTCTGGTATCGTTCTTTGACTTGTTGCCGTGAAACCCTTGAATCATTCCGTTCCATGGGTAATCGAATTTCCTTACTGCAGTTTTGAATGAGGTGTAAGCCAGCTCACAGTCAGCGAATCCGCCTGATGTGAACTTGTCCCACACAATCCAGCATGGCGAACTCTTGCCAATCGCTGCAGCCAAATGATTACCACCCCATACGATTTGATTTTCGCTGACCCGTTCAAGTTCACGGAAGTAGTCAGCGTCCGGTGCTGATTGATCCCATAGCGCCTTGTTGTAGTTTGTGGAGACAGCCAACTTGCTCCGATTATTTTCACGATGCCCGTCCTGTTTGATGCCATACGGCGGATCTGTAATCGCCAATGCGAAAGCCTTGTCCGGCAAGGTTGCCATGTACTCCATGCAGTCCGCCAAATACAGCGTGGCCTTGCCGATGAGGATAGGCTCGATCATTCCCCCACCCCGTCGTGAAAAATAACCTTGTGTTCAATCCCAAATGACGTAATCAACTCGATCATGTCCGACATTTCCCGTATGCTCATTTTCGATGTGGACAGCCCCAATGCCACAAAGCCAGTCCCGTCCAGATTCGGCACAACCTCCAACTTTCTCAGGCTTGAACTGAATACGTGCTTCCAGTCCTCTGGCGTGAGCTTCTTGCCATACCACTCGACCTGGTTGGCAATGTCGGTAAGAGATGCCCACATCTTCGCATTCTGCTCGAGATTGCGGGTAGGCTCTGTGATGCGCACATGGTAACCAAGCGGCGCAAGCATACATTGGGCAGCGGCCAGCTTTCTGGCTGTGTCGTGGGCTAGGATGTAGTGGCGGTTGTCGCTCATGTCAATATTGAATCCATCGCAATACCATCAGTAAAGTGCTGAGCCATGTGGCCATCCTCTTCTTGCGGCGTTAGCCATTTCCCACAGCGTTTGCAACGGAATTGTTTAATACCAGCCTTGTGTTGCACGTCTGCCCATTCATGCCATTCCAAATATCCTTTAGGTGGAAGATCACCAGGCTTGTATTCTTTTTGCTCTATCAAGCAAACTATCATGTCACAATCACCCTAACCTCACCGCCCTTGATAACTGCGCCCATTTCGATTATCAACCGGAATCTCCTGTCATCAACTTTAAGTCCGTCCGCGATGCCATCAAGTCCGCTTTTTATGCTCGCCAGACGATTATCGAGGTCATAACGACGTTTATCAGGCGGATAGAACACAACGTATAGGTCAATCAAGCCATCGCCCTCAACCTTGTCCTTGGAATTGATTGTGGCTACCCAAGCCTCTTTCCTATAGGATTTTACGGCTTTAGCTCTAGTGGCCCAGAATATGTGAGCGTTTGGGCTTAGGGCGGCAGGAGGCCAGGAAAGTAAAATCATAATAAATAACCTTTCTCTTGCGTCACAATCCGGTAATACCACAAATCCCCACGTCGCTCACAAGTGATGTTTATGCCATTTTCTTTTAACTCAGCAATCACAGAATTCACGGCACAAATCGAGGCTTTGCGAATCAAGTCTCTTGTTGTGTGTTCTTTACCATCAAGCAGAACCTTGAAGGTGCGTTGCAATCGTGGACTGATAGATAATTTCGCTGCGTGCATGATTATTCTCCCGATGCTAGTAATTTGCCGTCACGTTTGCCGGAATGGCGTTTCATTTTTTGAGCCAGCGCAAGATCACGAATATGCGCAACCCTGTCACCAAAGCTGTCAGGCTTCGGTATTTCTTCGCTCTGCATCACGAAGAATTTTCTTGCCTCTTTGTCGTTCCTACAAGTCTCCAAAACTTCACCAATAACATCTGGATCAGTTTCGCCGATGAATTTGAGCCATTCAAGTACCCTCTCGCGGTCTGTCATACTTCCACCTTGACCGTTTTATTCTTAGCAAGAATATCGCGCATCTTAGCAATACGTTTCATTCCTTCGTCGATATTTTTGTCATGCAGTTTTGGAATTAACTTCTGATGCATGGGTAAAACTTTTTGCGCTTTGCATAACTGATAAAATTCAGGTGCGCTCGGTGGGTAAGCGCAAGTCCGGCCACACTCAATCAATGCCGCTTTAATCTGCTCACCGGTCATGCCGGCTAAAGTTTCAGCCCACACGCGCTTGACATTCTGTGAATCAATGCCGTTCCATTTCGCGGTAAAAGCTGTCCCGTAAAGCGATGACAACCGTTCAAAAATCTTTTCAATCCACGAGTCTGGTAGGCGTAATATCAATTGGTTCACGGCTCTTTCCTTTCCCTGTTAGTCCAGCAAGCGTTTTGGCATGTTGGTCTGCTTTGGTTTTTATAGATTGCTTTGGTTCAAATAACCCTTGCCATCCAGCAGCCGCAGAATCTGCGAGTGCTTTGCAATGATCCAATCCTTCATCTCGCCACTTCTGCAATTTTATAACCTGGGCTTGCATCTGTGCCGGGATCATCTTTTTGCCTTTGCGGGTTTTTAACCATAATTCCCATTGCGTTTTATCAATCCAGTCTGGCAATTCAAATTTGGGGTGAGCCTGTTTTGTTTCGGTTACGGTTTTAGTTACGGTTTCGGTTACGGTTACGGTTACGGGCAGCATTTGCATACGTTTGTATACATCTGCGGACGGGTCAGGGAATTTGCTCGCTGCAGCACGCGGTTTATTGTCCCATTTTGCGATCTGCAGGTATGGTTTACCTGCTACCTCGTAAAGTCCAATTAACCTAGCAAAATCAAGCATTTTTAACCATTGCATACAGTTGTCCGCACTTGCGCGCAAACGTATAGGGAAGCACGCAGACTTGACCATAAGTGGTCTTGCATCGGTGCGCCCGAAGTCATCAACCACGATCAGCAGCCGGTAAAACAAAATTTCGGCATCTGGGTTCAAAACGGACTCAATTCGATCAGAATCCCGAATCCCGGGTTTGAGATAGCGAGTTGGCATGAACTACCCCTGAGCTTCTAATCGTGCCTTTTTGATATGCTGCCCCATTCGCTCCCCAGTCATGCCGTGAAGCCGACCGAACTTAACTAAGGTCATTTTAGCTTTCACCTTTTCCCATTCCTTAAGGAACTTAGCGCGGCGCTTTTGTGCCTCTGCCACAATATCTTCCATATCTCTGCGTGCCATGATTACTCCAAAGTTGATTTATTACAGACGTTATTCTAAAGATATTTTCTAACTTGTCAACTTTATTTGCAAAGGCGTATTGACAAGCCGGTCTGGATAGCGATAATGGCAACTCAACAACGGGAGAACAGAATGAAATATGAACTAATAGCTGAAAAGAGTATTGACTTTTTTGGCACTAAACTTTTCCGCATTCGCGCGCTTGTCAGTTTTGGTAGTGTAACCAAAGGTGACGAAGGCGGATATGTGCAAAGCGAGAAAAATCTTTCTCAGGTGTACGGTGATGCTTGGGTGTCCGGTAATGCTCGGGTGTCCGGTGATGCTCAGGTGTTCGGCAATGCTCGGGTGTCCGGTAATGCTCAGGTGTTCGGCAATGCTCGGGTGTCCGGTAATGCTTTGGTGTCCGGTGATGCTTTGGTGTCCGGTGATGCTTGGGTGTACGGCAATGCTTTGGTGTACGGCAATGCTTTGGTGTACGGTGATGCTCAGGTGTTCGGCAATGCTCGGGTGTCCGGTAATGCTCAGGTGTTCGGCAATGCTCGGGTGTCCGGTAATGCTCAGGTGTTCGGCAATGCTCGGGTGTCCGGTAATGCTCAGGTGTCCGGTGATGCTTGGGTGTACGGTGATGCTCGGGTGTCCGGCAATGCTTTGGTGTACGGTGATGCGTCAATACTCTGGTTTAGTAAAGTAGGTAGCGCTTTAGGAACACTGACCGCATGCCGAGGCAAAAATGGTTCGATCATTGTAACGAGAGGGTGTTTAACTGGCACACTCGCCGAGTTTCGCGCATCAGTCGCTAAAACACATGGTGGCACACTTCACGAAAAAGCGTATCTCGGTCTGGCTAATTACATCGAGTTTCATTTTACCGAATTACATCCGTTTGAGTCCGACAAATGAGCCGCGAATCCGTAACAATCGAACGGACAGCCAAGCAACTGAAGAAATTGCAGCCGTTATTTGATGAAATCAATGCCGCAGCTCCGGGCAAGCGCGAATGGGAACGCGATGGGCTGCTCGGCCAAGTTTACACGTATGGTATGACTGTTCGCTATGTTGAGAACAGGGAAGTATTGAGAATCCAGAAAGTAAACCACATCGCGCAAAAACAAGGGAGGCAGATTAAATGAACCGCGATCATTATTTGCTCAAGGAAGCATTGAACCACCGCGCTGCCCAGAATCGCCGCATGGCCGCATTGGAGAAGAAATACACGCCGCTATTCTGGTGCGTGATTGGTGCGTTAATAGTTTTACTTTTACTGATAAGAAAATAAAGGAGAAATGAAGTGAATGAAATTATCGAATACCAGCAACCCTTAACCGCCGTGGCCATCCGTGCCCAAGTCAACCTCGTCCAAGAGGTGATGAAGGCCGTGATGAAGGATGGCACCCACTACGGGACTATCCCTGGCACTCCCAAGCCTTCCCTGTGGAAACCTGGTGCCGAAGTCCTTGCCGCTACCTTCCGCATTGCGGTGAGCTACAAGATCGAGGACTTATCCACGCCGGATGCTTGTCGTTACCGCGTTACAGCAATCGGCACCCACCAGACCAGCGGCATCGTGATGGGCGAGGGCATGGGCGAATGTTCGTCAGGGGAAGGTAAGTACAAGTGGCGCAAAGCATCCAGCAAAAAGGAATTTGAAGCCATGCCGGAAGATCGCCGCCGTGTGCAGTATGGCAAGTCATACGATGTTGAGCAGGTCCGTACCGAACCTGCCGACCTTGCCAATACCATCCTTAAGATGGCCTGCAAGCGCGCACAGGTTGCCATGATCCTGAACGTCACCGCTGCCAGCGATTGCTTTACACAAGACATCGAGGACTTGCCGGAAGAGTTGCGTCCGGTGGACACCGAAACTGGCGAGATCCACGGCAAGCAGCCAATCGTTATCCCGCCGCTATCAGCCGAAGAGTTTGCCAAACATTCTCCGAAGTGGAAGACCGCTGTGGTGACCGGCAAGAAGACACCGGAAGCAATCTTTGCTTGGTTCAATGCGCTGAACCTCGCCACCCTGACGGATGGACAGATTGCCGAGATTAAAAGCTGGACTACTCCAAAGAAGGAAGCGCCAGCCGAGAACATGGATGCCGAGCCAGTAAAGGCTCCGGCGATTGACGAAGCAGATTTACCTTGGAAGGATTAGCCATGAAAGCCACGTTATTTCGCGTAAACAGCACTTCCGAAGTTACCGAGGTCGCTACCACGAAGGATTATGCCGCCATTAAGGCAATTGTTGCGCCGTTGCTTGGCTTCAGGCCGAATGAGTATCCAACTATAGAGCATGTCACTGTCTGGCATGACGGCAAACTGACAGATATGTTCGTTGATGAAGTTGGACACCAAAAACTACTCCACAGGAATGATGCTGCTACTGAGATTTACCGAGCAGCAACGATGGCCGGCAAGATAAGAGAACCTGTGCCTGATGATCCAGAAACGCTGCCATGGATAGCTGGTGATGCTGTGCTATTTGATGAGCGCGTCTGGAAGTAGCCATGAGCCAGCAACTTTCCATTAACACCATGGTGATGCGCATCAGCGGCCTAAAAGACACGTCTGATGTAACGCCATGGGAAAATAAGTTTATCACTGACATAGTTGAAAAAACGAACGATGGCGAACGTACCAGCCATTTGTCAGGTAAACAAGTTGAGATTATCGAGCGCATTCACGACAAACATTTCGCATAGGAGACAGCAATGCAAGTACACTCACTGATTCAAGGCAGCAAAGAATGGCACGAATTCCGCGCCAAGCATTTCGGCGCAAGCGAAGCCGCTGCGATGCTCGGCCTGTCCAAGTACACCACACGCTCGGAATTACTTCACCAGAAGCACACCGGCATCAGCAAGGATGTCGATCCAGCCACGCAAGCCAGATTCGACAAAGGGCATGAAACCGAAGCACTTGCCCGGCCTATCATCGAGGCGCGCATCGGCGAGGCGTTATCGCCTGTCACCTGCTCAGATGGCGTTCTGTCTTGTTCCTGCGATGGCATTACCTTTGGCGATGATATTGCTTGGGAGCACAAGCAGTATAACGACGAACTGTTCCAATCAGTCCGTCGCGATATTTTGCCCTTGGAACACATGCCACAATGCCAGCAAGTGCTGATGATTACCGGCGCTGACAAGCTGATATTCACGTGCTCTAATGGCACACAGGAAGCCATGGTTAGCATGGATGTACTGCCAGACCAATCATGGTTTAACAAGCTCACGGCCGGATGGGCGCAGTTTCAACTCGACCTTGAGAACTACGTCCCGCCCGAGGTCATCGAAAAGCCCATAGCCGAGGCCATCATGCAACTACCTGCCGTGGTTATCAATGCCACCGGCGGACTGTCTGTGTGCAATCTGGGCGACATCACACCACAATTCGACGCATTCCTGTCCAGGGCGAAAACCAGCCTTGTGACGGATGATGATTTTGCCAATGGCGAGGCTACCGCAAAATTCAGCCGCACCACAGCAAAGACGCTCAAGCTCAAGGCCAAAGAGGTCGTAGATCAGATCGCCACGGTGAGCGAGGCAGTACGGACACTGGAACTTTATGCGGACAAGTTCGATTCGCTTGGATTGAAACTGGAAAAATTGGTCAAGTCCGAAAAAGAGGCGCGCAAGCTGGCGATACTATCCGAAGTGCGAACCGCATACTATGCTCACGTTGCGGCGCTTGAGGCCGAGACTAACCCGATCAAACTGAACATCGCAACCCCGGACTTCACCGCTGACATCAAAGGGCTTAGTAAGTTGGACAGCGTACAGAACGCGGTCAACACCGCTTTAGCCAACGCTAAAATATCATCAGATGCCGTGGCGAAGGATATTCGCGGAAAGTTGGCTTGGATAAATGAATACTGGTTCAATAATGGCGGCGATTACAAATTCCTGTTTGCAGACCTGCAGCTGATCATCGGCAAGCCAGAGGGCGACTTCAAACTACTGGTGACAACACGCATTGACATATACAAGCGTGAAGAAGCCGCCAAGGTTGAGCGCATCCAGGCTGAGGCCGATGCCAAGGCTCGGGCGAAGGTTGAGGCAGAACAGGCCAGGGCAGCAGAAGTGTTTGAGGCTGCGCGCATCAAGGCTGAAACAGACCAACGGGTGAAGAGCGGAGAAGCAGATGCTAAACGTGAGCCAATGCCCCAGGCACCTTCGGTTAATAGCCCACCAGTTACAGAGCCGACAAGAGTAACCATTAACCCATCAACCATACGTACTCGCCGCCCTACCCGCATAGAGATCATTGAAGCAGTCGCCGAGCATTTCCACATGAGCGTACTATCGGCGGATGAATTGCTGCGCAGTGAGTTTGGCGAGGAGGTGTTATTTTGAATAACGATCCAAACAGCGGAGAAAGGGATTACCTGATACCACCGCATCAGCGCGATGCTCTACGCAAGTGTGGTGACTGCGGGCATATCTGGGTAGGGAATTTATTTTCCGCTTGCCCGGCATGTGCTCAACTCAGAGCAAAGTTTACAGCCGTGCCACCTTGGGTTGAAGATGCAGCAAAGGACTTGACTGACTATAGCCATTTAGTTGTAGTAGATGGTGATTTCAAGGAGGCAACATGAGTGATTATAGACAACAGCAAGCGGAAGTTGAGTGGTATCAAAAATTCGGCAGATACCAGCAAAGAATTATTTTAGATCGCGATGGTCAGCCTTATGTAATTGGTGATCTTGGTTGGAATAAATTAAGGCCAGCAAGAATTGAATATATTGAAGGACTGATGCCTGTAGTAAGGTTTAGGTTTAGGAAATAGAGCAAGCCATGAGTGATGCCGACAAAGCCTTCGTGAAGGAAACGTATCCTGATGCTACGCCGCACAATTAGTAGGAGAAAAGAAATGAGTGACTCACGGGAAGCGTTTGAGAAATACATAAATTCACGGTTTGTAAT